AAGTGCTCACCGAGGCCAAAGACCCGCCCTTTTAACCCGGAAGGATTCCCATGCTTGTTTTGACCATCCGCGACGGCGAGGCGTTCCACCTGTTCCACCAAGACGGGACCGAGACGAAGGTTACTTTGCACTCGATCCGGGGCCGCAAGGTCCGGGTCGGGATCGACTGCCCCCGCTCGACCTCGATTGCCCGCGAGAAAGTCGCGGACGTGGTCAAGTCACTCCACGACGCCAAGAGGAAGCCATGAGTAATTACGACAGTTGGAAACTCTCCAACCCGTGGGACGAGCAGGACGAGCGGGACCGCCGCCGGCAGCGGGACGAATACCTGCGCGACAGTGCCGACGACCGTAACGACAAGGCCCGCGACGACCGCGAGGCCGACGAAGCCCTTGAGGCGGACGAAGACGAGGAGTGGGAACACCTCGGCGCGTCCGACCTCATCCACGCGGGCGAACTCCGCAAACCCACGAAAGGTTAGCCGTGAACGAACAGCCGCCCCGAAACGGTCTGTACCTCGAAGACAAGATCAAGATTATCGACTGGCTCCGCAAGATCGGGCAAGCCGGTATCGACCAGACGAAAATGACGCTGCCGGAAATGGCCGCGAAGGCCGCCGAACTGGTGAAGAAGCCCGTCACCGTTCCGAACGTGAAAACCATCCTCACGTCGCTCCACCTCAAACCCGCCGCCGGACACAACCGGAACGGGGGCGACTTGGGCGACGTTCTCAACCGACTCGACGCCCTTGAGGCGGCGTGCAAGACGGCCGGCATTTGGCCGGTCTAACCCCCACCCGGCCGGAAGGCCAGAAGGAACCCCGAACGTGAATGAGCCCTACAAGACCGTGTCCGACCAAGTCCAAGCCGCCGGTGACGCCTGCCGCGCGGCCCGGTCCGCCCTCGACGGGGCGAAGTACGAAACGGACGGCGCGAAGGCCGAGGCCCGGCTGCTCTCCGACGAACTGACCAAACTGCTCGCCCGGCTGGTGAAGCTGCAAGAGGCGGCCCGCAAGTCCGGCCTGAAGTAATCCCCACCCCTCACGCCCGGCTCGCAAGGGCCGGGCGTTTCTATCCCCCGAGGACAACCATGATCGACGACGGCGGGCCTGCGTTCCCCGGCTTTCAGTACGAACCCGGGTCGGGGTGCTGCAACACAACACACGGCCCCGACGGCATCATCCACACCGAGGTTTACGACACCGGCATGACCCTCCGCGACTGGTTCGCGGGGCAGTCACTTGGGCTACTCTCGCAGCCATTGTTGAACGCAATCCACGCCGGGAATCGCCCTCCGGTCAGCGCCGAGGTCGCCGACCTCTGCTACAAGTTGGCCGACGCCATGATCGCCGCCCGAACCCCGAAAGGAACCCCGTGAGCAAGGAACTCGCCACACCGACAACCCTGTCGATGCTCAGTGCGTTGGCCGATAGGGGGGTTACTGACCCCGCCATCATTGGGCAGTTCATGGACCTGCACGAACGCCACGAGCGGAACGAAGCCGCGAAGACGTTCGCCGTCGCCCTGTCCGGTTTTCAATCCGCCTGCCCGACGATCACCAAGCGGCGGGAGGTGAAAGACCGGTCCGGCAACCTGCTTTACAAATTCGCGAACTACGAGGACATCATCCTCGAAATCCGAGAACTCCTGAAGTTCTGGAAGATCGTCGTTACCTTCACCATCGACCAGCCGGACGCCCTGATGAAGGGGACGGTCCGTATCCGGGTCGGGACGCACTTCGAGGATTACACCCTGGCCGTCCCGGTCCCGAAGGGCATGAACACGAACGACACCCAGAACTTCGGGATGGCGACCAGTTACCTCAAGCGGTATTTGCTCTGCGCCGCCCTGAACATCGTCGTCGCCGGTGAGGACGACGACGCCCGGGGGCTGGTCGAGAAGATCACCCGCGACCAGATCGGGAACCTCAACGAAGGAATCGACGCCTGCCACGCGGCCGGGAATACCGTCGATATGGAGAAGTTCAAGGCGTGGCTCGCCGCCAAGGCTAACAACCCGATCGAGGACTTGAGCGACGTGCCCGCGAAGTTGTACACGGAAGCAATGGGCTTCCTGCAACGCAAGGCGAAAGAGAGGCGGAAGTAGATATAAAAGCGGTGCCCGGCAGTTGTCGCTGCCGGGCACACAACACAACCCCGCTTTAGAGGAGCGCGGCCATGTCTCTGTTTGGTTCTACCGAGATCGACACGTTCGTCCTCACGACCAAGAAAACTCCCTCAGGCTGCATCGAGTGGCAGGGCAGCAAGTTTGTTCGTGGTTACGGCCGGTCTTTCATGAACGGGCGACAATGCACGGCCTCGCGGGTTTCTTATTCGATGTTCGTCGGGCCGATCCCGGAAGGACTCCACATTCTGCATTCGTGCGATAACCCGCCATGCGTCAACCCGACGCACCTACGGGCGGGGACTTCAAAGGAGAACATGCAGGAACGCGAGAGGAAGGGACGCCGCAAGGCCCCCAAAGGCGAGGGGCACAGCATGGCAAAGTTAACCGAAGACGACGTGAGGGCCATACGCGGCAATCACGACCCGAAATCACCGGAGCGGAACTCCAGGGCACTCGCCAAACAATACGGGGTGGATTACTCAATGATCCGCCTCATCATCAACAACAAAAACTGGAAACACGTCAAATGAAATACTTCAACGTCGAGCAGGGCAGCGAGGAGTGGGTGAAGTTGAGGCTTGGCGTCCCCACCGCGTCAGACTGCACCATGATCATGACGCCGAAAAAGATGGAACTGAGCAAGCAGTCGGACAAACTGATTGCCCGGCTCATCAGTGAAAAACTCTCGCCGTACCTGCCTGAGCGGGCCGAGACGTTTTCCTCACGGGCGATGGAGTGGGGGAAACAGACGGAAGAAGAAGCCCGGCGTTTCTATGCGATGGAACGCAACGTCACCGTCATGAACGGTGGCTTCTGCCTGTCCGATGACGGGCGAATCGGGTGCTCGCCTGACGGGGTCGTTGGCGAGGACGGGATTCTCGAACTCAAGGCCCCCAACCCGAGCACGCACGTCGAGTATCTGATGGAAGGTGGCGTGCCGTTCGATTACATGCCACAAATCCATTTCCAGTTAATCGTCACCGGCTGCAAGTGGGTGGACTTCATGAGCTACGCCCAGGGCTTGCCGCCCCTGCTCGTCAGGGTCGAGCCGGGGCTGTACACGGAGCAACTGAAGAAACTGCTCTACGACGAGTTCCTGCCCCGGTTCGACGAGGTGCTGGCCCGGTTCGCGGAGTAGGCATTTCCCTTGACCGGTCGGGGGAGGGTGGTAGACTCTCCCCCGACGCCGCGAAACGTCATCCACACAGCTTGAACCTCACCCCCGGGCCGGTCCGCGTCTTCTTCGCGGCGGAAGCGACCGCCCGGGGTGTGGGGGCTTAGAGATTCCCGTCGATGGCACGTCAAAAAGCCCCTCGCCCCAAGATCGACCCGGAATACCGCGACCTGTTCCCGCCCCTGAGCGATCAGGAACGTCTCGAACTCCGGCAGTTGATTGTTGACGACGGCGTTCTCTCCCCCATCGTTGTCTCCGCGGACGGCTTCGTCTTGGACGGGCACAACCGTCTGGAAATCGCCAACGAATTGCACATGGATTGCCCGTCCGTCGTGATCGACAGGCCAGACCGGGCCGGGTACATCGACTGGATCGTCAAGCACCAGACGGGGAAGCGGAACCTCACCCCGGAGCAAGCCCGGTACTACCGGGCCAAGGAGTTCATCGCGAGGCGGGCCGCCCTGAATGCGGCGGCCGGTTCCAATTCTCACAGTGAGAATCTCATAATTGGGATCGCCGACGAGATCGCCGGCAAGAGCAACATCAGCCGGGCCACACTGTACCGGGACACCGAATTCCTCGCCGGGGTGGACAACCTCCCGGCCGAGGTCAAGAAGGAAGTTCTCACCGGGAAATCCTCGATCCCCGTCAAGGCCCTGACGACTGGCAAACCCATGTTCTGCGAACGCTGCACCCGGATCGGGACGCCCGCCCGGGACTGCAAGGACTGTGCGGACCTGCGGAAGCCGGCCCCGAAGCCGAAGGGCCGGCAGACGCCGAAGTCCGGGACCGCGTTCAACTGGGCCACGTTCGATTACCACTTCGGGTACGTCTGCCGGGGGCCGGACGAGATTCTGGCCTACTACGCGGACGAGAAGGGCAAGCAC